GCCAGAAGTTTTTGCGATACCTGAAAGAGTATCGCCCTTCTTAACTGTGTAAGAAGTAGTTGATCCACCTGCGTTAACTTGAACGTTAGGACCTAGCTTTAGACCTTTACCGCCACCCTTTGGATATGTTCCTGCTGGGCGTTGTGGTAGTGGCTTAGTTGCTCTTGAAACTTGGCGTTCTCCGCCACCAGTTGGGATCTTGTCAAGTGCGTAGAATCCTGCTGCTGCAAGACCTACCTTCTTAACTTTGCCTTTAACTCCTGCTTTTGCTGCTTTCTCTGCTTTAGCAGCGTTAGCTGCTTTACGTGCAGTATTTGCTGCTTGGAATTTCTTGCCAGACTCTGCTGCCTTAACAGCCTTGGTTACCTTAACTGCCTTGTTAGCACCAATAGCACCTTTAACAAGAGCACCCGCCTTAAGGAACTTAACTGGACCTACAATCATTGCTGCTGTTTTAGCAACTTTACCTACTGGTGAGTTAAGAACTTTACCAATTGTGGAAACATCCTTAGCCGCTTTAGCGGTGGTTACTTTCTTAGCAGTTGACTTAGCAGAAGTTACCTTCTTCTCAAGATCTTTTAGCTTATCTACTTTAGGTGTTGATTTCTTTTCAAGACCAAGAGGATCTTTAAGACCCTTTTTCTTACCCATTTCATTAAGTGCTTGTGCTCCAGCTGTTGGCTTTGGAGCAGTTGGCTTGTTATCAACAGTAATTTTTACTCTAGGTGTAGCTTTTTCTTGACGGAAGATAGCCTTGTTCATTGCTGATTTTGGCTTTACACCTTGCTTAACTAAATCATCATAGATTGCTTGACCCTTTGGTGTAAGAGTCTTACCTGCTGAAAAACCTTTAACCGCTGGCTTATTAACCTTTGGCTTAGTTGTTTCGGTAACTGCTTTTGAAACTTGACCCATAGTCTTCTTTGGCTTAACTGCTTTCTTTGCAGGTGCTTCTGTTTTAGCAGGAGCTGAAGCCTTCTTCTTAATAACCTTACCTTGTGGCTTAACTTCTGTAGCCTGAACAAAGGTGCGAGTCTTATTCATACCATTGCCTTTAGGAGCAGCCTTAGCTGCTGCTGGCTTTGGCTCACGAACTTTCTCTTTACCATCTTCAATATCCCACTGACGTTGAAGCTGAGCTTTTGCTTCACGACGATCACGTGCAATACGTTCTGCTGAAGTTTCAGTAGGCTTTACTTGGATCTTGTTTCCGCGATCATCGGTAATATAATTACCTTTAGCCTCTTTTTTTATTTCACTTAATACTTCTTTGTCATCTGCTGAGATGCGAAGAGTGCGGTCTTTTAATCCCGCTTGCTTCTTTCCAGAGAAGTCTTTCTTGGCTGAAGCCAAGGCATCTTTTCGTGCCTGCTTAAACTTCTTAGGACGTGTTGGTTTCTTGGCTGCCATTGTTATCCTTTACTTAAAAGTTGTTACGATTTACTTAAGCTTGTTGTTATTGCCCTTGATACCCTTTGGGGTAACGCCCTGCTTCACCATGCCACCGCCAACGGTCTTACCGCTGTTTTTCTTTGCTGACATTGCTGTTGAAGTTGGAGCCTTTGCTGGCTTTCCTTGCTTTCCGAACATTTGTTTCTCCTTAGTTATGCTGGGATTTGACGAGTTACTCTCGCTGCTAGATTTGGATTTCCTCCACCTGTTAGACCTGCAAGAAGTTCTTGCATTGGTGGTCTACCTTGAGGGATCTGTGGTGCTGGTCCTCCACCCATTTCAGGACCTGCTGGTTGCTCAGGCATTCCTGGTTGTGGGGCTGGGACTTCTGGTGCTGGTTCTGGCTTAAATGCATTTGCTACCGCATCTTCAAGAGGGATACCCTTCTTGCGATCTGTAATAACGCTTGCCATCTTTTCTACAATCTTCATTGGATCTTGACCTTGCATTACCATTTGTGGAATTGCTGCAGCCATTTGAGATACAGATGCCTTAAGGGAATCACGCATCTCTTCAATGTCGATTGCTCGCTCTTCTTCACCAGCATTAAGCGAGATAGGAAGGTTGCGACGCAACATTCCGCGAGAGATTAACTTATCTCCACGAGCTTGTAGACCCCATACCAATGCACGGTTAGGGTCTAAACCTGCCATTAAACCGTATTCAACGGTTACGCCATAGTTTCCGTTAATGTCGGAAGCTGGCTTATACTTTAACTTGTAAGGAACTCCGTTAGCAGTTGCTGATACTTCACGAGTAATCTCAGGGAAGTATGCTTCATCAGTTGCGAATGCAAATGAAATTGCTTGTCCGATTGCCTCACCAAGTATTGATTGGTAAATCTTAACTTGTGAATCGTAGCCTGCCATCAAAGCCTTTACGCCTTGACCAGTAACTACTGAACCTTCTGATTGTCCTGCACGTGCTTGAGGGAAACGTGTTCCCAACTTCATTTCATCTGCTAGAACATTGTTTTCCGCAAACGCGAACTGAGGGACATCGAGGTTGACACGACGAATCTTTTCAGGGGAATTAGAACGGATGACTGAATCAGGACCAATGGATAGAGAAGTAACATCATTAGGAAGAGCAAGTGGAGCTTCAACAGACTTCTGAACAGCTTCCATAGTAAGGAGAGCAAGTCGCGCTTTCGCTGCGTAAACAGGTAATACATCGTCGAATTGACCCCTGGTCTCGCCATCCAAAGAAGGGCGTTGAGCAATCGCAATTGGGACGATACCTGTTTTGTTTGGTGTGGTTGCAAGAACTAAACCTCCACGATCTGGCAGGAATAGAACTGTTTTATCTTTGTCAGTCCATCGGACAACTTGCAACATGCTGTTGCCATCCCCGCGTGTATAAGTATTTGATTGGAGAATTGCATCAGCATGCTCGGGGAAGTGAGCAGCTAGATCTCCAGCTTTGCGGTGATATAGACGAGCGTAGGTGTTTACAACACCGAAGCGATCCATATCGTAATAAGCACCCATTGAATTTTCCACATGGATGTGTGGTCGCTTGTCCTTAAAGTTTGGTTCAACTCGTAAAGGAACAAAGCCATAGGTTGCTAACTGATCTGCGCCACGCAGTAGTTCCGTTCCAAGCCGAGATGATGCAACATAGTAGTTGGCAATCTTGGTTCGCTTGTCAGCCTTGGAACGCTGGTTATCATCTAGAGAAGAATCACCAGCAGCAGTAATGGTAGGTAGAACACCGACTTGTTCAGCAACATCTCGTGCAACGACATCAATAAGGTTGGCAATGATAGGACGTGACCAAACACCTTCTGGGAATAATCCACGGAAGACTTGATCGGCATTACCTGCTCTAACCAAAGCAACCTCGCGCATGCGCTTATCGCGCTCGGAGTTTCGAGCTTTTAATTGCTCGAATGCATTTACAAGTTCTTTCATTAATGTCACAATCTCACAGCTCGCTGTTGTGCAGCGAGGTCATCTAAGTTGATGATGTATCTTGATTCAATCTCTCCACGAGGTGTGAATTGATTGTTGATGAAGTTTGGAACGTTAGTAGAAGTTAACAAAGTTTCTCTGGCTACGATCTCACAGAACCACAGTGCCATGACTGCGTCCATCTTGAGTTTCTTGCCTTGGACTCCTGGTTGCCAGGTTACTAATTGTTCTATTAACTTTTTGACGTGTTCATTCTTCGAGCTGTCTGGTAACTCAATTAAGTTGTCATCAGCATGCTTGAAGTTGTTCATGACACCATCTCGCTTAGTGATGGTTCCGAACAGTGGAGCCAGAGAGGCTACGCCAAACTCTGGATCTTGCTTATTGTTTCCTGTGTAGTGAGGTCGGTATGCGACTCCACGTGTTGACAGGAAGTTACGAATCTCTTCGTCTTGTGTAAGGAAAAGCTGAAAAGCGTTTGATTCCACAATGACCGTATGCGGTTTATACGCATCGGTCCATTCCTTAATAAGAGAACGAATTGCTGCAGGTGTAGGAGCTGTCATGATGTGAACATCTAAGACGTAGCGTTTGTGTGACCTGCGGTCAACTGCATAGGCGATAGCAGCGGTATCACCAGACATTGCTGGGTCGATACCTATGACCCTGTAAAAGTTCTCAGGGTTATTAGGATGTCCTGCTGCGCCTGCAATCAATGCCCCCGACTTTCTCATTCCGTTTACTGCGCCTCTGACGCACATCGGGTCGAAGATTGCATTCTCCGCAATATCGAGGTTCTGGTATACCAGTGACCACTTAGATGGTCCTGCCTCGTTACGGACCGCCGTTAGACGCGGTCCTGTCCATCGATCAAACATTCCATTCTCGTCAGGCACGTCAGTGTCCGTAAGTGGTTGTTCGGTCTTCTCCCAAAGACATTTCCAGTCTTCAGGTTTGTCTGCATATTCTAAGACTGCAGGCATGGACAAATATGACCAAGGCAATATGCCATCGGTATAATGCTGTGGGTTGCGGAGCTCTTTATATAAGTCAACCGCTGAGACTCTAGTTCCGACAACAAGAAGTTGCCCACCACCTGGTGGAAGGCGGGAAGCAACTTCCTGTCGAATCCATTCTTGTTGCTTAGCCCACTCTCCCGCGTTAGAGAGAGTGACTACGTCGTCTAGGACGATAAGGTCTGCACGGTTTCCGTAAACCTGCCCGCCCATACCAATAGCTTCAACCGAAGGGTCTTTAGCATCGTTATCGCGGATGTCGCCACCAAGATAGATCTTGGTTGCTGACCACTGATCCGAGGTAGCTTTGTATCCATCGACTGGACCAAAAGCTGCCTGAAGGTCAGCGTATCTTGGATGCGTCAAGCGTTGCTTGATCGCATATAAAAACTTCTTTGCCTGCTCCTGGGTTTTAGAAATAACCATGATGGAGATGTTTGGATTTTTAACCAGACGGTAAGTCACATAGTTAATCGTGATAGTCATTGTCTTGGCGTGGTTAGGGGGAACGTTTACCAAGAGGCGGGAGAGTCCCGCCGACCCTTTCTCGTAGACCATGCTGTCATGTAACCAAGAAGGATCATTGCCTTCCAACATGTCTACCACATTCATCATGTGGGGTGGAACCTTGGTTCCCAAGTAATTCTCAGAAAACTCTGCAAACCCTGATAAGCTAGACCGAGCATCTTGTGCGAGGTCTTGTGTTCTAAACCGAGCATTATCTACATAAGCTGAGAAGCCCTCGGCTTCTCGGCGTTGGGTATCATACCAAGATCGAGATCTACCAATAACCTTTAGGGCATCAGCGATAGTGCGCCCTTGGCGCACCAAGTCAATAAGTTCTTTACGAGCTTCCTCTGGTGATAATTGTCTTTCCAATGTGGACTCCAGTGTCTGTAGGGGTCCACAGGGGTCTGGACAGAAGTATCCCCACTATTGCGTATTTAATCTTTTAGGCAGGCATTAAGCCTGCCACAGAAGGCTCAATAAGTATTTCGCCTTATACTTATATAGGGGTCTAGAGCGTCGGCGTGTTTCAAGACCTTTTGGTAATTATTTTTTAATTGTTGGTAAAAGTCCTGGTCAGCCTGGTTTTCTGGTGAAAATAATTTAGCTGATAGTGGGAGGGGGAGGGGGGGTGGTGCTAAACATCGGGGGGGTCGGCATGGGCGCAGGCATGCAAAACAGGGGACAAAGGTTGCCCCTTGCCCCCTGCATTTGACGCTCAGATTTGACAAAACCCCCCACCCTGTGCTACGCGGGCGGGAGGCTTGCCTAACTATCTTATAGGGAAATCCTCTTCATTACTACGCGGAAGTTATCGCACACGATACTCAACTCCATCGCGTTGCGAACCTCTGCTATGTCATACACGATACCTATGCGTCCCTTGCCTACGTGAACAAGGTCTCCTAATTGTGCATACGCGAGGGGAACCAATTCGAAATCAGGGATGTGATTCAGGCTTGGAACTCCGTATTCCTTACGCACCTCAAGCACCTCCGCTTGAAGGTCTGCAAGTAGGTCGTCGTGTGTCCATGCTGTGATTGTGTTCATGCTGTGTGCCTTTCGCTGTTTACGTTGGAAGACCACCTCCCAACGACAAACATTCTCCCATACATCGGGCTGAATGTCAAACACTGAGCGTAAATCCTCGGTATGTCGGCTCGTTATGTGTCATGTCATGTGCCGTATGCGCCATGATGCGGGCGCATGTGCGCTCCACGCACACACGCACCCCGCCTAGTGAAAGGTCGCACGTGCGAGCTACGTGATCGCGCCTGTCTTTTCTTGATAACAAATCGAAGATTTGTTTGATTAAGGGGGTCGAATCAAATCGGTTCGGCGATTGACGAAAGGAACACCATGAGAACAGTTGAAACCAAGACACTGACCGCCGTCGTAAAGAACGGAGTTGTTCATGTGTCGAAGCCGAATGACAAGCGCATCTTCGCAAAGGTGCGAATCACCACCAACACAGCCAAATCTTCGAAGAAGATTGAGGCAATCCTCGGAGCCTTCAAGGCATACCCGAACTTTACCACAGTTCTGGATGAAATCCAGAAGGTAGAACCAAACGCTTACCTAACACTGAAGGGAGGTCGCGCCTAATGTTTTATTGGGGAGACTATGTAGCAATGGCAATCGCTCTATTCACCAGCGGATTCACCCTCGGCATGCTCGTCGCAAGACGAGCAGTGCGTGAGTGGCTCTCGCGTCAAAGATAGCAGACGAAGTCTGCTTATTAAGGGGGGACGGCAAATCGCTGTCCCCTCTCCACCAATCGAAAGGAGCAACACAATGAGCACACTGATTAACTTCGGCGTTGACTGCCGTAAATGCGGTGAGACAACGCAACTTCCCGCCACTGTCGAGCAACTAACCGAGTTATACCTGCCTCGCACAGAGCGCAGACTTATGCAAGAAATCTTCCCCGATTTATCTATCGGAGATAGAGAGTTGCTTATCTCTGGCACATGTAATACCTGCTGGCAAAACATGTTCGGCAGTGAATGCGATGAGGAGGAATAACATGAACTACAAGATAGCGGTGAACTGGCAAGAAGATGAAGGCGGTCCTACAGGCACGATGTATTTCGTCGAGGTCATGCGACTTGATGACTGGAATACAGTCATCGTTGAGACCAAGCACCACAACATGAACGAAGCATGGAACGAAGCACTAACCCAACTACAAATCAAAGGAGAACTGTAATGAGAGTAGCAACAGCAATCAGTCTGCTTCAGGAACTCGACCCCGAGTCCGAGATCGCGTGTCAATGGTATGACCAAGAGGACATGACACCGATGACTGACACCGATGAACCATCCTTAACTAAGGATGAATGGGAGTTAGCAATCGCTATCTTCAACAAGTATGAGTTCCCCGACATGATGTATGCAGTAGAGCAAGCGATTGACGAAGCGAAAGAACGACTAGCAAAGGAGGCAAAAGCATGACACAAACAACAGCACTCACTTTCAGTGAGTGGGAAGCCAAGTATAAGCCGAAGGCTAATCACCTCGTGGAAGGGGCATCCTTTCAGGATGAGAATGGTGTCGGCATTATGTTCGAGACTTACGGAGTCGAGGTTGACTACGTCAGAACCAATAGCAACGAGCACATCTGGACATACATAGATGAGGACGATAAGGGCTACATCATTGCGGGTTATCACTGGATAAATCGCATCGGTTATTTCATAACCGCAGAACCATGGACTGATGAGTGGGAAAGTATCCCGCTTGATGAGGAGGCAAACTGATGACCAAATACATAGCCAATGAGAACGGAGACTGGTGGGAATACGTCGAGGACTCTGTCCTCTTCGTCATTGACGACAGTGAAGGACACATAAGTAAGGCAATGCAAGAGGAAGACACATCACCCGATGATGACAAGTTCGAGAAGTTCATCTGGCGATACGGCAAAGCCGTAGAAATCAAGGAGGTAATCTGATGACCAAGCACACAGTAAGAGCAACACTTACCCGCGAATACGAGATAGAGGTAGACGCAACAGACCCCGCATCAGCCATCGAGAAACTCGATGACTGGATTTCAGATGACTTCGAACCGTTCGAGGTCAACGCACACTGGCAACTGGAGGCAAACTAATGGGACGTAATACAGCGCAAGACCTAGCAGAGAATGTCATTGACATTCGCCAATCAATAGCAATACAACTGACGAGTAATCACTACCCGCCAGTGCCACTGAGCATGGTGGAACCATGCATCGAGGCAATCTATGCAGTATCCGAAGGACTAACCCATAAGCAAATCAATCTGCCGAAGGGTGTCTCATGGCGGGGCTATCCTACGGCTCCCGCCTACACGATAGTGGAATCACATCACTTAGAACCATGGTGCGACTATGACCACGACTAAGCACATCATGGACATGAACATACACGAGCTCGCGGATCTCGTGTGCTTTGGATACGAAGGACATCCTTGCACCAACACACTCGATGAGTATGGCTGTCGCAATTCCATGAAGGACAACGAGGCATTCTGTGCTGAGTGTTGTGAAGATACCAACGGAGGTGCGTGTTGTGGGTAGCACGTCATTCATAGATAACACATCGAAGATGTGTATAGAAAGTGGCTCAACAAATCAACCAACAAAGGAGGCAACACAATGAACTACAAACTCAGAGCAATCAACGATGACTCGATTTCCCTGAACGGAACTCATGGTCAAGGCTCAATCATCACGACAATGCGTAATCTCACACTTGCATTCGGTGAATGCGAGGAGGAAGAGAGCGACAAGACACGCTACATGTGGTTCCTCAAGTTCGAGACGGACGAAGGGGAAGATGTCGTTGCCGACATCTATGACTACAAGAACTACGACGAAGACAACGGCATGCGTATCGCCGACATCGAACTCGATGAGATATTCGAGTGGAGTATCGGCGGGACTAGTGCTCATGCTGTCTATGCAATCATGGATGCACTACGTAAGCGAGGCGTAAGTTTCGCTGGCGTTAAGGTCAACCACCCCTAACGAAAGGACAAACATGCTATCCCTGAAACGAAGCAATGACCGCAAGGTCACCAACCTAGTAACACCTAATGGTAAGCAGTCGGCTATCGCCAACACCTTCGGCTTGCCAGCAGGCAAAGCCTTCTCATGTCCTGATGCGACATCAATCTGTGCGAAGGTTTGCTATGCAGGTCGGCTTGAGAAAGCATACAAGCCAGTGCTTGCAACTCTCATGCATAACTGGGAACTACTCAGGGATGCAGACATAGACACAATGGTCGAACTACTCGACGACATGCTTGTTGATTTCATCGCTGATTGTGAGAGACGGAATGCCCCGAAGTTATTCCGCATCCACTGGGACGGTGACTTCTTCAGCCAAGAGTATGAGTATGCATGGCAGAAAGTAATCATGATGCATGAGGACGTGCAGTTCTGGTGCTACACACGAGTGCGATCTGCTGCTTACTCCCTATCGGGACTAACAAATCTCTCGCTGTATTACTCAACCGATAGCGAGAACAAACACATAGCCGAACAAGTTCGGCGTGATACCGACACCAAACTAGCGTATCTATCTACCACTTTTGCTGATGCAGAAGAGGAGATGACACGTATCACTGGCAAGGTAGGTGCGAAATGTCCTGCACTTACCAAGCAAATCCCACTCATCTCAACGAGTGGTTCAGCCTGCGTTAGCTGCGGGCTCTGCGTATACGGAAAGTCCGACATACGATTCAGCACATCAAAGAAATGAGGAACCAATGGAAGCATCATTCATGATCGCACAGGTAGAGACAACCATGTCTAACTACACCAACCAATACCACCGCTTAGGTATGCAAGACCTTGCTATCTGGCAAAGCCTTGAGGCTATCTATAAACGACCAGAAGAGTATGACCTAGTGCTCACCTCGACACGTGAAGAAGCCTTTGACCGCATGGTCAAGGACAACTGGCACGTATATATGGGTGACCATTTCTTCGGGCTGGATTATGAAGTCATCGATGAACTAGTCCTTGAGTATGTCAAGGATAACAAGTTAGCAACGGATGTGAGTGATGATGAGTAACGCGTCATTCATAGATAGCACATCTTTAGATGTGCATAGAGATAACCAACCAACCGAAAGGAGCAACACAATGGAAACAACATACGAAGGACCAGTAGTAACAGAAGACCAGCAACAAATCGTGTATCTCAAGGAGGAGATTGATGCACTCAAGAAGCGCATTGATTACCTAACGCTCGACCTAACACAAGCACGTAGCATGATCGACGAGCACCGCCGTAAGGTAAAGAACTTATTCACCAAGGTGAATGACTTCATCGACGAGAACGATTGCGATGATGACGGAGACATCAGCCTGTCAGAACTAGATGACATACTCGATACCGTATTCAACAATCGCCTTGTGTTCGAGAAGTTATACGAGGTGCAAGTTACATACACAATAGATGCGACGTTTGAAATCCGAGCAAAGGATGAGGATGCAGCACGTGAGATTGCCGATGAGATTGGTATATCTACCGACCCAGTGTTCGACCATGAAGATGACCCAACCGAATGCGCGATTAACGAATCACGTGTCGGATACCTACAACGAAAGGTGAACTAATGACAACGCTAACAATCACACCAAGAATCGGTGACACCTGCATCAATGGGGCTGTCATCGTAGATATCAAGAAGGCATGGGATGAGTCGGGCTATGTAGCCCTCTGCCTATGGACGATTGATACACAGGATGCCAAGGCATTCACCCGCACAGCTGATCCATACGTAACCTGGTTCATACGCCAGGAAGAAGGTGGTATCCGTTGCTACTCAGGTCACTACTACGACCAACTCTCGGAGGCAGTTGTTGATTTCAACAACCGCTTCTGATACCCTCACACCTACAACCCAACACGAAAGGAACTACCATGACTAAACTAACAATCAACTCACGCCGTAATGCTTACAGCATTATCGGTGAGCAAGTAACTGCAACATCAGCACGAGATGCAGCCACACAGGCTGGACTCGACTGGCATGTATCACTAGCAGATGTGTATGCATCAGCCGTATCAAATGAAGGTGTTAGCCAACTCGAAGTGCCTAACACTTTTGCATCTATCCGAACCAACAAGGACAATACACAATCAGTGCTTGGCACTGTCGGTGGACGATACAAAGTATTTCAGAATGCTGAGATGTTCTCAGGTCTGGATGCACTGGTTGATTCAGGAGATGCACGATATGCATATGCTGGTGAAGTTAAAGGTGGAGCACAGGTATACATGGTGCTCGAGCTACCTAGTGGTGTGAAGATTGGCAACGATGAACACGCTGCTTATCTAGTGGCACGAA